ATGACCGAGGCCCCCCGGCCGCGGCGCATGCCTGCGCGCAAGCCGAGCGCACAATGGCGCCGCACCTTCCTCGATGCGCTGGCCGAAACGTCCAACGTCCGGGCTGCGGCCCGTCGCGCGCGGATCGCGGCGGGCCGCGCCTACAAGGCCCGCCGCGCCGAGCCCGAGTTCCGCGCCCAGTGGTATGCCGCGCTGCTCGAAGGCTACGAGCATCTCGAGATGGAGACGCTCCATCGCTTGCGGATGGGTACCGGCAAGGACGATCCCAAATTCGACATCGCCGCGGCGTTGCGCCTGCTGGCGCTGCACCGCGAAACCGTGGCGCGCGAACGCGCCTTCAGGGAAGACGAGGACGAACAGGCGGTGCTCGATTCGATCGATGCCTTCATCGAGGACATGCGCCAGCGCCGCGCGGCCAATGCCGCGATCCTGCTGGCGCCTGACGACGACGATGCGAACAGCGACGATGGCGCGCTCTAGCCTCGTCGAAGACCTGCTCAAGCTCGAACCCGCCGAACGCCGCGCCGAACTCAAACGGCTGAGCCATCGCCAGCGGGTTTCGCTGAAGCGCTACTGGCGAGTCTGGGCCAGCGACGGCCAACTGCCTCCGGCGGAGGCCTGGCACGTTTGGCTGATCATGGCCGGGCGCGGCTTCGGCAAGACCCGGGCCGGAGCCGAATGGGTGCGCGAAACCGCCGAGAGCGATCCCCTGGCGCGGATTGCGCTGGTCGCGGCTTCGCTCGGCGAAGCGCGCCGGATCATGGTCGAAGGGCCGAGCGGATTGCTGGCGATCGCTCCGGCGAAGAAGCGCCCGACATTCGAACCGTCGCGGCGCCTGTTGACCTGGCCCGACGGCGCGACCGCCACGCTCTATTCGGCCGGCGAGCCCGAAAGCCTGCGCGGCCCGCAGCACAGCCACGCCTGGTGCGACGAGATCGCCAAATGGGATCAGAGCGGAAATCGCGCCGAAGCGGCGTGGGACAATTTGCAGCTCGGCCTGCGGCTGGGCGGATCGCCGCGCGCGGTCGCCACCACCACGCCGCGCGCCGTGCCGCTGCTGAGGCGGCTGCTCGACGACCCGGCCATCGCGGTGACGCGGGGGACGACGTTCGACAATGCCGACAATTTGCCGCCGGGCTTCGTCGGTTCGATCAAGCGGCAATATGGCGGATCGGCACTCGGCCGGCAGGAACTCGAAGGCGAGCTGATCGACGATATCGAAGGCGCCTTGTGGAGCCGCGGCCTGATCGAACAATGCCGTGGCGAGGTTCCGGCGGCGCTCGCCCGGATCGTGGTGGGGGTCGATCCCCCGGCCTCGGCCAAGGGCGACGAATGCGGGATCGTGGTCTGCGGGCTGGACGAGGCAGGCTTGGGCCATGTGCTGGCCGATTGCTCGCTCGCCCGCCCCAGTCCCGAAAGCTGGGCCCGAAGGGTCGCCCAGGCCGCGCGCCAATGGGGCGCCGACCGGGTGATCGCCGAAGCCAACCAGGGCGGCGCGATGGTGAAAGCGGTGCTCCACGCCGCCGATTGCGCGCTGCCGGTAAAACTAGTGCATGCCAGCCGGGGCAAGGTTGCGCGAGCCGAACCGGTCGCGGCGCTTTACGAGGCCGGGCGGGTGCGGCACGCGGGGATGTTCGGGAAGCTGGAAGATCAGCTTTGCGGGCTGATGGCCGGCGTGGAGTATGAAGGGCCGGGAAGGTCGCCGGATCGGGCGGATGCGCTGGTGTGGGCGTTGACGGAATTGATGCTGGGGCGACGCAGGGCGCCGCGGGTGGTGCAGGTTTGAGGACAAACCGCGGAACATTCAAACCTCTTGAAGGTTGTTAAGAGAACTATTAACTCCTGCGTGTAGATGAGTGAACAAGATGATTCGCTGGATCAACTTGGCTGCGACGGACTCGAAAAATCGGGACGTTCGCAGGTTGCGCTCTGGCGGGCCGCCGCCAAAGACTGGGGAGGGTTGGACGACAATCAGGAAGGTCGCTTCCGCCGCATCATGCAGATGTGGTGCGAAGGGCATAAACTCACGCCTGAAATGTATAACGGCAACGAGGGACGTTCGCCGGGAAACATCATGTTGCATGCCTTTAAGGCATTCAAAATACGACTTTATGGCTTTGTACGCAGTGTAGGAACCATAAGGACATTTATCGTGGTCGACATCGATCCAGCAAAAAAGCGGGATAAGGCCGATCCGAAAATTCTGAAGCGCGCATATGACCGCGTGGATCAGATTGGAAAGGGAAAGAAATGAACGAGATCGATGGTCAGGAACGGGAAGCGATTTTTGCTGAGGAAGCGCTTGTCGTCGATGCCCAGGTCTTTCTGCACACCCTCATGGATGAGAAGGGTGTTTCGCGCGCGGATTTGGCACGGGCGATGGGCATTTCTCGCGCGCGCGTGACGCAGCTGTTTTCCGATGAGTGTAAGAACTTCACGATTCGGCTTTTCGCACGCGCGGCTCACGCACTGGGCGAAAGAGTGGAACTGGACTGCGACCATTTTCGCTGCAGACGCACTGGCAAGCTCAAGAGATCTGCGCGTCAAGCGTCGAATGTCGTCACTCCTGCGATTTGGCATGACCTTACCGACAAGGAGGTGGAAGCGGTTCCGCTCACCAGCAATCGGCTAACATCTTTTCTTTCATCGCGCGAATTGAAGGCGGCTTGATGGCGAAAAAGAAACCCACGGCTGCGCCTGAAACTCCGAAGACAACCGGCTTCAAAGGTGCGGATTACAATGCCGTCGCCATGGCAGCACGGCTTGAATCTATTCGCCTGATTGCGCAACGCTTCGACGTGAATCCCGAATGTGAAGAGCCGAGCAAGTGGAAACTGGAATATGGCCGGAAGGTGATGGCTTGCTCCTTCGATGCGGATGCCGGATTTGTCGCCGGAATCATCCGGTATGAAGTTACCGGGCGTCAAGGACGTAAACGGGCGTTTCGATGCATGGCGGAATACGGCATTATGTACTCCATCCCGAGCGAAGCTGACGAAGAAGCCGCCCTTGGTTTCTGTCAATACGTCGGCAGCTTTGCTATTTATCCGTATTTTCGCGCACTTGTCGCCCAATTGGCTTGGAACGCGGAATTGCTGCTTCCCCCATTGCCTAGCATTGCGTCTACGGCTCACATACCCCCCAAACCGGCCAAGAATGATGTGCAGTTTGAGGCGGCGAACGCCTGAACACTCATCTTTCTGACCGCGTTGGAAGCGTCAGCTAGAAGCTAATCTTCAAACAGCCCCTTCTCGAAAGAGGAGGGGCTGTTTCGTTGAGCCAAAGGAACCCCCATGTCCTTCCTCACCACCCTGGTCTCCGCCCTCAAAGGCGGAGGCGGCAGCCGCGTGCCGCTGGCGCGCGCGTTCGACTCCCCCTGGTCGTTCGCCTATGAGCGCGGGGGCACGCGGCTGCCGTTCGAATATCGCAGCGCGGTGCGCCATGCGTTCCTCGACAATCCGGTGGCGCAGCGCGCGGTTCGGCTGGTGGCCGAGGGGGTGGGCAGCGCGCCGCTGCTTCCCGGCGACGAGGAGCTGGCGAGGCTGGTCGGCGCGACCAGCGCGGGGCAGCCGCTGCTGGAAACGCTGGCCGCGCAATTGCTGCTCCACGGCAATGGCTATGTGCAGATCGTGAAGGACGGCGCGGGCCGGCCGGTCGAATTGTTCGCGCTGCGGCCCGAGCGGGTCTCGGTGGTCCCCGGTGCCGACGGCTGGCCCGCGGCCTATGCCTATAAGGTGGGCGACCGCACGCTGACCATCCCGGTCGAGGACGAGGACGGCTGGCCCGGGCTGATCCACCTCAAGTTCTTTCACCCCTCCGACGACCATTACGGCGCCGGGTGCCTGGCCGCCGCCGATCAGGCGGTGGCGATCCACAACGCCGCCGCCGCGTGGAACCGGGCGCTGCTGGAGAATGCCGCGCGGCCATCAGGCGCATTGGTGCTCGAAGGGGGGGAAGCGGGAACGCTCACTGCCGAGCAGTTCGAGCGGCTCAAGGCCGAGCTGGCCAGCGCCTTCTCGGGCGAAGCCAATGCCGGGCGGCCGATGCTGCTCGAAGGCGGGCTCAAATGGCAGTCGCTGTCGCTGTCGCCGGCGGACATGGATTTCGCCACGCTCAAATCCGCCGCGGCGCGCGACATCGCGCTGGCTTTCGGGGTCCCGCCGATGCTGCTCGGCCTGCCGGGCGACAACACCTATGCCAATTACCGCGAGGCCAACCGCGCGCTTTGGCGGCTCACGCTGCTGCCGCTGGCGGGGAAGATCCACTCGGGCATCGCCGAGGGGCTCGCCCCGTGGTTTCCGGATGCAAGGCTGGCGGTCGACCCCGACCGCATCCCGGCGCTGGCCGAAGACCGCGAACGGCTGTGGGCGCAGGTCTCGGCCGCCGCCTTCCTCACCGACGACGAGAAACGCGCCCTGTTGGGCCTTCAGCCCGCGTAATTCACCTCAAAGTCGCATTGGCCGCGATCGTCATGCCAGCTGCCCCCGCGATCGAGGCAGCTGTCGACCCTGAGATAGTCATAGGCCGTCCAGCCGCCCGCGCCGAGCGCGAGCAGCCCCGCGGCTAGCATCAGCCATCTCAACCGCCGGTTCGATCGCATCACACGCGTCCTCCCAACCGCATCCCTTCGACTAACCCGGAAGTGAACCCGATGAACAGAGAAGACATGCTGGCCAGCCTGATGCTGCAGGCGAACGATGAAGGCAGCGACCTCACCACTTTGCGCGCGATCGTGGAGGAAGCGAGCGACCTTGGGGCCGAGCGGGTGCTCGGCCGGCTGGGTCTCGCCGATCCGGGCGCGCAGGGCGATATCGACGAATTGCGCGAGCTGCTGCAGGCCTGGCGCGAAGCCAAGGCGAGTGCGTGGCGCGCTGTGGTCGACTGGGCGGTGCGCGGGCTGCTCGTGCTGCTGCTGATCGGGATCGCCTTCCGGATGGGCGTGGCGGATCTGTTCAAATGAGGATCGCCGGCTATGCCGCCCTGTTCGAGCTGGCCGACGGCGACGGCGACGTGATCCGCAAGGGCGCCTTCGCCAAGTCGATCGCCCGCACCCGCGAGAAGCCGCTGCCGCTGTATTGGCAACACCGGCCCGAACAGCCGATCGGCGCGGTCGAGCTGCTCGAGGAAGACGCCAGGGGCCTGCGCGTGATTGCCCGGATCGACAATGCCGAAGGCCGCGCCGCGCTGGCCCTGACGAGGCGCGAAGCGAACGGCCTCAGCTTCGGCTACCGTGCCCGCGGCTATCGCCCTATTCCCGGCGGGAGGCTGCTGGAGGACATCGAACTGCTCGAGATCAGCCTTGTCACCCACCCGCTGCAGCACGGCGCGCGGGTGCATCTGGCTGCTTAGATTTCACGCAGAGACGCGGAGACGCGGGGAGAAGAAAGGCGGGTTTCGCTCACAGAGGCACAGAGGCACAGAGCAGGACTGCTTGCGGCGAAGCCGCTCCCAAGTCCCAACGGAGCGGCAATCGCCGAGGCAAGGAACAAGGCCCTTCGGGCCGAAACAAATCTCTGCGGCTCTGTGCCTCTGTGAGCGCCAAAATCTCCGCGTCTCCGCGTCTCCGCGTGAACCAATTTCTTACCAACCGGCCGCCATTCGGGGCGGCCTTTTTTGTGCCCACGGAAAGGTAATGCCCCCATGGAAATGCCAAAGAATATGGATGTTGAAACCGAGGCTCTGGCCGCCTCGTTCGATATCGTGTCGCGCCAGGACGAAGCCGAAAGTGCCATCAAAGTGCTTCGGTCTGACGTCGACGAGGTGAAGGCCCGGCTCGACCGGGTCAGCCGCGCCGCCGCCCGCCCCCTGCTGACCGGGATCCGCGACACGGCCGAGGTCAAAGGCTTCGTCGACGGCTATCTGCGCAGCGGATCGCTCGCCCAGGTCAAGTCGATCAGCGGCGCCTCGCCGGCCGATGGCGGCTATGCGGTGCCGCAGGAGATCGACGCGCTGATCGCCAGCCAGCTCAGGGACATCAGCCCGATCCGCCGCCTCGCCCAGGTGGTGCAGGTGGGCAGTGCGGGTTACCGCAAGCTCGTCGCGACCGGCGGCACCGCCTCGGGCTGGGTCAGCGAGACCGCCGCGCGCCCCGAAACCGATACGCCGCAATTCGCCGAGATCGCCCCGCCCACCGGTGAACTCTACGCCAACCCGGCGGCGAGCCAGGCGATGCTCGACGATGCGCAGTTCGACCTCGAAGCCTGGCTGGCGGGCGAGATCGCGATGGAATTCGCCCGCGCGGAAGGCGCAGCCTTCATCAACGGCAGCGGCACCGACCAGCCGCTCGGCCTGCTCGAAAGCCCGGTCTCGCTGCTCGGCGACGCCACCCGCGCCTTCGGCACGCTGCAATATGTCGCATCGGGCGATGCCGACGGGTTCGACGACAACCCGGACGAAAAGCTGATCGACCTGGTCCACACGCTCAAGGCCGGCCATCGCCAAGGCGCCAGCTGGGTGATGAATTCGGCCACCCTCGCCGAAGTCCGCAAGCTCAAGACCACCGACGGCGCGCTGTTGTGGCAGCCCGGCCTGGTCGAAGGCCAGCCCGACCGGCTGCTCGGCTATCCGGTGGTCGAGGCCGAGGACATGCCCGACATCGCCGAGGACGCCTTCCCGATCGCCTTCGGCAATTTCAAGGCCGGCTATCTGATCGCCGAACGCAGCGCGACCACGATCCTGCGCGATCCCTTCACCAACAAGCCCTTCGTCCACTTCTACGCGGTCAAGCGCGTGGGCGGGCAGGTGCTCGATTCGGCGGCGATCAAGCTGCTCAAGATCGAGGTGTAAGCCGATCCTCCCCATCGCCTCGCGATGGGGAGGGGGACCACCCGCAGGGTGGTGGAGGGGGCGACGGCGCAAGCCGTCGCTGACGTGACGGCCCCCTCCGTCACGCGTCTACGACGCGCGCCACCTCCCCATCCCTGCGTGGATGGGGAGGAACTCTTCTTATGAAGGAGCCCGCCCATGCGGACGATCCTTACCCCGCCGGAAATCCCCGGCGCGGCGCTTGACGAACTCAAGGCCTGGCTGGCGATTTCCTCCTCCGCCGAAGACGCCGCGCTCACCGCGCAGCTCAAGACCGCGCTCGAGATCTGCGAGGCCTTCACCGGGCTGATGCCGCTCGAAGCCGAATGCGAGGAGCTGCTGCCGGCAACGACCGCCGCGTGGAAGGGACTGGCGACGCGCCCGGTCCAGGCAGTGACTTTGGCCGAAGGAATCCCGGCGGAAGGCCCGCGCTTCGCGCTCGCCGCCGATGCCTATGCGGTCGAGCTCGATGCCGATGGCGGGGCGCGCTTCCGGCTGCTGCGCCAGGGTGCGGCCGGCCGGATCGCGGTGGCCTTCACCGCCGGCCTCGCCGCCGAATGGGCCGACTTGCCCGAAGCGCTCCGCCAGGGCGCGATCCGGCTCGCCGCGCACCAATACCGCGCGCGCGACGGGGAGGACGATAGCCCCTCCCCGCCCGCCGCGATCGCCGCGCTGTGGCGC